AGCAAAGCTTGGGGAAGATTAAGGGCTGGATAAAAAAGCAATCAGCAGAGCACAAGCCAAATTGCATGATTTATATTTGTTCGATCGATATAAGCTTGCTGAATAAAAGCGAAGCTAAGCACTTCAAGAATCTTGATACTATTAAGAGTGTTTATTGGATAAACATACGCCCTGAGTCAGAGCCTGTTGAGGAGCTTACTTTTGCGTCTATTGCAGATAATGTGAATTACATTGAAGTGCCAGTATCCAAATTGGAAGCTACACTCAATTTGATACCTAGGCTTACCGATAGTAAAGAAACTAGAAGCAAGGTAGGGTACAATAACTTAAAAATTACACAGACTGTGAAAGCCAACTTGAGGTAGATCTATGAAAGCAAATGATTTTGAAGGAATTCTAAATGCAATCTCTAATAAAGATCGAAATGTTCCAATTCCTGGAGTGAATATTTCTGGCGTTAAAGTTAAAAAAGTAAACGGGCGAGCGCTATCTTACGCAAGTAGGCATAGAGGATCTTGGTTCAAGCCAGAGTATGATCTAACTGAAATACAGATAGCTCAAGATACGGATGCTTTTTTGTTCAAAGCGATACAAAAGAAAGTTCAAAGATTTGTATTGGCTGGATGGGAGTTTGTTGGCAACGATAAAGAGACAGTAAACTATATAAGAAGAAGAATAAAAGAAATAGAGACTGTTTCTGGTATGCCGTTTAATTTATTAATGACAGACCTGGCGCATGACTTAATTAGGTATTCAAATTGTGCATGGGTTAAAAACAGAAATAGCGATGCCTCTACAGGGAAAGTCTTAGACAAGAATGGCAAGTCTGTAGAGCCTGTTGCTGGGTATTTTATACTTCCATTTGAAACTTTATGGTTCAAAGTGAAGAAAAACGGTGAGATTAAAAAGATCTTGCAGAAACAATTAGCAAGTGCAGAGAGCAAAGAGTTCTCACCTGATGATGTCATTCATTTCTACACAAATAGAAAAGCTGGGTTTACTATGGGAACACCTGAGCTACTTCCAGTACTAGAAGACATTGCTCTGCTAAGAAGGCTTGAAGAAAACATCGAGGAGATGATCGATGCTAACTTGCACCCCTTGTATCACTACACGGTTGGCAATGATTTGATGCCTGAAAGATATGGTCCTGACGGAGTAAAGGAATCAGATTTGGTTCGAAATACGATTGAGTATATGCCTTCAGGTGGAATCTTTGTTTCAGATCATAGGCACAAAATTGACGCTATTGGCTCCGAAGGTAAGGCGCTTAAAATCCAAGAGTACTTGGATTACTTCAAGAAGCGTGTGTACGCAGGTCTTGGTGTTTCAGCCATGGACATGGGTGAAGGTGATACTGCGAATAGAAGTACTGCTAATGCCTTGTCGAAAATTGCGATACAAGATGTAGAAGCCTTACAGAGAAATATAAAAACTTTTATTGAAACTTATGTTATTTCAGAACTACTTTGTGAAGGTGGCTATGAAGAAGCAATGTTTGATAGCGACAGAATGGTTTACATTAAGTTCGGTGCGGTAGACAAAGAAGAGAAAATAAAGGTAGAGAACCAAATCGTACAGTTGTGGTTAAACAATTTGATAAGCGAAACAGAGGCAAGAACAAAGCTGGGAGAGCGCCCCCTGACTGAGGAGGATGTAAAGAAGTTACACTCGACGTTAGCGCAAGAGCGAATAGTGAAGAGTTCAACCGAATTAAACACTTCTAATAATATTTCAAAACCAGCAAATCAGCATGGTGAAAGATCCTCTCCGAAGCTAGGCGAAGACAGCATAAGTTTGTTTGAGAAGATAAAAAATAGCAATAATGTTGCTGATGTCTTGAAAACACTTGAAAACTACTAATATAAATATATTAAGATATATTTAATACGCAAGGGGGCAAAATGAGTAAGCTCATCAAATACAACGATTTCATTCAAATAAATCCTGACAAAAGAATACTTTCCTTAGACAAGAAAAGCAAAATTACGCTTATCGATAATCTTTTGTCGAATGTTGAGTTTAAACAAAAAGGGCTTGTGATTACTTACGACTTGTCTCATTCGGGTAGAAAAATAAATAACAGGATTTATTCTACAAAAGGTCAGCAAAAGGGTATTGACTCGTTGACAAATCCATACCCAAAGCCGATATTAAAACACCACGACCAAAATGGAGAGCCTATTGGTAGGTTTATTGGTGGTGAGTGGCAAAGCCTAAATGATGAAGCTGCTAGTTTCTTGAATTCAAATAAATCTATGCTGGACATACATAATGCATTCACAGAAGACGACCCACAGAAAATTTATAAAACTTTAAAAGATTTAAATTTGCTTAACAATAAAGATTGGCCCGGTCTTGGACGAATGCGAGTCAAAGCAAACGTTACTGACGAAGAAGCTATTAAGAGATTTCTTGATGGGAGATACTTAACGTTCAGTGCGGGCTCTACTACAGACAGACATATTTGCAGTATTTGTGATCAGGATTGGGTCAGTGACGGCATGTGCGAACACAGGCATGGAAAGACTTATGATGATGAAACTTGCGTTTTTGTTACGGGAGACTTTATTGTACTAGAAGGGTCGGTAGTAAATACTCCAGCAGATGACCTCTCTCAAGTAGTAGAGATGGAGCTTATCGATACATCTAGTAGTAAACCAATAGAAGACAACTCTAGTGAGCATCTCATAATATTTCCAAAAGAAATTATTATGAGTGATTCTAACTATGATTTAGGAGCCGGAAATGAGTTACAAGCAGTGAGAAAAGCGTATAAAAGGGTTAAGAGGAATCAAGGGGTAGAAGCGCTAATCGATTCCGCTAAGTTAGAAGATCAAAACTATGATCATAGAGTAGTGCTAGATGAAAAGATTATGAGAGAATTACATACTAAAGGAGTCGCTTATGTTGAGGCGCCTTCCAAAGTAAAAGCTACAATTATCCAAATAGCCTATAGTGGCGAAAAGAATTTGAATGAACCTCCAACACAAAAGGAAGATATTATGAAATTGGAGAAAGAACAACCAGACGAAGAGGTTGTTGATTCCACAGAGGCTGTAGCAGAAGCAGAGCCTCTTGTAGTCGACAATCAGCTTCAGAAACAAGACGATCCCGACGAAGGTGATTTCGACGAGGATGAGACTGCAGACGAAGTCTCTCTAGACGTTGATTGGAATATCTTAGACTTAGCTTTACAAACCGTAATGGTGAAGTCGGGCAATTCCATGAGTAACGACGAAAGGAAAGAACTACCAGATGCTATATTCTGTGGGCCTGAAAGATCTTTCCCAATTCCAGACTGCGCACATGTGACAGCTGCGAAAGACTTGATAAGCAAAACTAAACTTTCGGATACTATTAAGTCTAAAATCTTAACATTGATTGATGAAAAAGCTGAAGCGCTAGAATGCGATTCAGAAGTTAGTATTCTAAAATCTGACTTAAAAGATTTACAAGAGATGTATAAAAGTTTAGAAGAGAAGTTTAAAGTTGTTGTAGAGTTTATCGAAGCAAATAAAAAAGTTTCAGCTGATAATACTGAAGATTTAAATATTAATTGCGAAAAAAATGAAGATACAGTTGAAAATACAGCTCAAGATGAATTAAATCTAGATGATAAGGATGAAAAAATATTTTCACTATCAGACAAGGTATTAACAAACATGAATCAAATTAGCAGTCCATCTGAGCATGCAGACGAAGACGCAAACATTAATAAGGAAGACAAGGTCTCTTCCTTGGGTTCTTTTGAACAAAAGATTGTTAAAGAATACAAAAATATTTTATCAGAGTATGGAAAAGATGCTGCTAATAGCTATCTTAACTCCAAGTCTACCTATTTGCCTCGCGGCTTTAACCCAAGTAATTTTTAATAAAACATTAAAACTATAGGAGAATAATTATGGCTATTAGTCGATTCCAAAGTACGTTTAAAACCAGAACGGATATGATGGACAACATCACTCCGAATAATACCGTTCAAATGAATGCGTCAGTCCCCGCAGGTGAATGGAAGCCTGCAGCATGGTTGCCAACTATTTGGCAAAACGAAGCGTCAAAAGACTTCTTCGTCATCTCTTCAGGCAAGGTTGTATCTTTTGATGCATCTGGTCGTGTTGTCCCCGCTGGCCTTTTAAAGAGACTTGCAGATGGAGCAAAAAATGCCGTCATCATCACTTATGATGCCAGTGACGTTGATGCAAAAGTCATTGATATCCGAACTGGAAACCCCTTGTTGTTGGCTGATATTGGCAATGTAGAGTCGCAGGCTTTCTGCCAAGCAGTACTCGATCAAGGCTGGGTTATTGATGCTGCTAATAACGCTCCAGATTCTGACGCCAAGTGTCAAGCAGTTGGTCGACAGTTTATTTCAGCACCTGTAGGTATTGCAGCTTATGATGTATATGTATGGGCTGGTGATGATGCTGCTAATCTTCACTTTACTAACTACCAGAAGCAACACTTGATTCAGTTCTTTACTGATATTCAAATGCGTGTTGCTCATGTGTGCGAGCCAGCTGCTTCTAATGTATTCAACAATGGCACAAAGGTTACAGGAGCGTCACTCAAATTGTTGACTCGTTACAGTCATTTAGACCTGACTGACGTCATGGCTTATGATTGGACTTCAAAGCTCGCAGGAAATACTAGTCGTACTCCTGTTTTGTTGGAGACTGGTGCTAACGCTGCATGGTCTGGTCGTGAGCGCAATGATATCAGTTTGCTAGCAAGAGCAGGCGATTGGTATCTCGATGCAGATGCTGGTCGGATTTTCTTCTTCTTGACTGCTGGGGCTGCTAATGTTCCCGTTGATGCAAACGCAGCTGCACTTACAGCCTTGACTGCTTTCGATTATACTGCAACCGTATCTGTTAATGAGAAGATGATGCATCTTGTTGGCGAAGCTAAGCCAGGTGATTTTGTTGTCTTTGATGTGAATAGTAACTTCGTCGTTCGTGATATGACTACTGCTGAAAATGTTACTTTTGCTGCGGCTGGAGCCGGTACTGCTGTTGAAGTAGAGGCTGCGCTTGCAAGTCTCCGCGACCAGCATGAGTGGACTATCGGTCGCGTATTCGCATTCCAGAAAGAGCCTCGTGGTCTTCTTGAGCGTGTTCGTACTGGTTGGAACGGTTCTGAGTTTAAAGCTGATGCGCAAATGCCTGGTTCTGCAACTAAGGGATTCAGCGACCTCATCACTCTTTCTGATGAAACCGTTGCTGATGAAATTGCTATCATCAACGTCAAGATTCAATAATTACATTAAAATAAAGGGAACTTATCATGGCATTTAAAATGACCGACGGAACGCGCTTAGAGCTTCCTAACAATAAAAAGGCTGCTGCACGTTATGTAGCAGATATGATTTCTAACAGAGGCGCTCTTCCTGATACGGAAGAGACGGTAACTTGGAACGAGTTTGTTAATGTAATCTCTCCTAAGAACCGTGACGCAATTTCATCTTCTGAAATCGCACCTCTCCTTCAACAATCTATGGAGATTCTCATTCGTGAGCCCGTAGAGCCTCGTATGGTTATCACTCCACTATTTAGTCGTGTACAAGCAAAAGGTTTGAATACTCAAATTCTTACTGGAGCTATGGGTGCAGTTTATGCTTCCGACGTACAGGAGTCAGGCACCTATCCTGAGGTTAACTTCCAAATGGGTGGCGCTGTTTCAACAGCTTACATCGGCAAGAGTGGTATCGCTGCTTCTTTCACCGATGAGGCACTTCGTTATAGTACTTTTGATATCATGGCTAAAAACCTTGAGCTCATGGGTAACGCAATGGTTCGCCATAAGGAGCAAAAAGCTGTCGCTTTCCTTAAGCAACTTGGAACCGCACTCTTTGATAACCTTCAACCTTCTAGTTCACTTTACGGTGTATGTAGTGGCCGTGGGGTAACTGGCGCAGCATTGAAGGCAAACGGCTCTATGACTATGGAGAACCTGATGCGCGGTATGGCTCATATGGCAGAGGAAGGCTTCAGCCCTGACACTCTACTTATGCATCCATTATTTTACTACACCTTCTTGCAGGATCCTGTCCTCAAGACCATGATGCTTGCACATGGTGGAGGCTCTATCTTCAATATGTACACTGGTGATCCAGGAAGTCAAGATCCTTGGAGCAACGGCGCACTAGGTGGTCGTGGACCTTCTCGTGGTGTTCGTACTGTGAATCCTCGTGGAATTGGTACTTCAGGTGTTGGAACTGGTGGCGCTGCTACTTCCGTTGAAGGAAGAAGCCAGAACGCTACCTCTGCTCCAAAAATACCTTCGTACTTCCCATTTGGATTCCAGATCATTGTTTCACCTCTTTGTCCTTATGATCCTGAGAGTGAGACTGGTGACATCTTCCTTCTTTCAAGTGGTAATGTTGGTTTCCATCTTGTTGATGAAGAGGCTACTACTGTCGAGTGGCGCGATGAAGGTACTGAGACTGTCAAGGTTAAGATCCGTGAGCGTTACGGCTTTGCTGTCGCACATGAGGGTCAAGGCGTTGGCGTTTTCAAGAACGTTAAGCGTGTTGCAAACGAATATGACGGTGCAGTGAATGCTGCTGTTGGTGATCTTACTGACATAACAGAAGCAGACGTAAAGGCTAATCTCTAAGAGATAGTTCATTAACGTAAAAAGCACTTGTAACGAGAGGGGGAGTAGACGTAAGTCTTCCCCCTTTTGTCGTTGTGGGGGACGAATTTTTAGAATTAAAGGCCATTATTATGGAAAGCTTTAATTTAGAACATAAAGAAGAGTATAATTTAAAGCTAGAACGATAAGGTGGCTGAATGCAGACAAGTTACCTATAATAAACTCAGTCTTTAAAAGGAGCCCCCCAATGGCGATAGTATTGAAAGCAGATGAAAGCTACCCGACGAACTCTGAAGCAGAATTTCCTATTGGACAGGAAATAGTTTTAGTATTCGACAGGGCAATAGATTTAAAAACTGCAAAAGAGAGTGTGATTATATATGGTCCTGATTCCGATGTAACTTCTGGGCCAGATAACGGCTTGTGGTTAAATCAGTCTGATGGAACTAACCCGTTCTTTCTGACCTCTCCGATGTTCAAAGGTTATGTCAGTTGTGAGTATTCGACATACTTAGTTAACAACCTTGCGGAATTAAAAGTAGAGGATGACCAAGAGATTTACGAAAAGAGTGTTGGAGCAAAATACTCCGTTCTGGTCATAACGCCAAAACAGCCTCTTAGAATTAATACAGAATATAATTTATTTATTTGCGGAGAGAGTTTAAATAACATTGCGAACATCCCTGCAGAGATACAAGCATACAGTCAAAGCAATTGTGTCTCAGAGAGAACAGTTTACGACGCTTATACGCTGGTTGGTGGAGTTAAAACAGGAGATGCGAGAATAAAGTCTTCTGGTAGCTTTGAGCCAAAAAACAATGAAGTTACAGCTTCATTGAATTTAAAAATCGTGGAAGCAGGCAGTGGTTCAGCGGCCAAATTTAAATGGTGGTTTGACGACGAGGCAGAACCACAACCAGCTTCCAGTAATTACAATTCACGCTTAAGCAGGTGCGTTCAAAGATGGCGGATAACTGATCGTGGTATATTAATAAAATTCACTGGGGGCGAATATTTATTAAACGAGGCCTTCATCGTGGAAGCAAATAAAGAGGATTTGCTGAGTGTCTCAAATTTAGTAACGTTCAGTACTGGGACAGAATCTATTTTTGTCTATCCTGAGTATACGTCAACAAGCCCTATTGCTCCAGATGGCTTACTGATACCCAACCAGCAGAATGAAGCAGTGGGGGCGTATCTAGAGTTAGCTTCAATGCAGCCTTCGACTGGGGACATTAATGTGGATTTGAATTTAAATAAAATAGTTTTAACATTTAACAATAATATTGATGCAGCTACAGCTACTCAAGAAAATATAAAGATTGAGTCTCAGTCCGTAAGCGGAATTTTTGACGGCCCAAAGTCTACTAGATCTGGCAGGCCAGAAAAAATATATAAAATAATATCAGTTTCTGACAATAAAATTACTTTAGAATTTTAGGAGAATCCCATGAGTTGTTCAAATACTAGTAATGATGATTGTGGCACTCCAATTAAAGTCCCAGTTAAGAAAGTCTTGATAAAGTGTAATAGAAGCACGATCCAAATTAATGAAGCAGTTAAATTAAAAATGCTTTTTACTGATTTGAATGGGGCACCTGTAGATCCTGTTGGAGCTACAGTTACGCTAACAGACCCTAGCGGAAATATTATTGATCCCGGATTGCAAGTTACCAAGATTGATACTGGCTATTGGTACTTTGATTACACCCCCACAGTAAGTGGGGTTTGGAAAGATTCCTGGACCGTTTCTCTGCTTGGAGAAAACGTCACCTTTGAGGGTGGGTTTGAAGTAACTAGCGGAGGCCTGATAGCCCAACCAAAATGCGGGTTGGATTTTAATAGTTTGGTATTCATAACTTTAGAGGGGTTGAAAGATACCGAAGGAAATTCCTTAGCTAAAACCTTAGAGTTATTTTTTACTACTGAGTACAACCCATTTTATGCTTCTGTTGAGATGCTCAAAATGGAGCTGGGTGCTTGGGTCGCTAATGTTACTGACGATACGATTGCGCTATCAATACATTGGTCCTCGTTGGAAGCAGACAATATCACTGGGGTCAGGCCAACTTCAGAACGATATTATTTCGCTAGAACTAGATTCGTAATGTACGATGCTGGATTAAGATTACTTTCGATGCCAATCGGTACATATGGGAACGATGGTAAAAAGAAGCAATTAGGTGACTTATTAATTGAAAATAAAGATTCGCTAGATTTTGACTTAGCCGATCTTATTAAAGAGTTGAAAGCAGAGCGGGACGAATGGTGGCGTGTAGTAAATGCTGGTGGCTGCATTGTCAACGGGCAAGGACTCGGGCCACAGCACGCTGAAAAAGGTAGGTCAAGAAAAGGATATAAGAACTCCAGGGAGTGGCATGACCCCTGGGTCGAAGGTTATGTTCAGCCTACACAGAATTCAAAGTATAGAGTTCCTGGAGGTACTAAGTACAAGCATGGATTCACCCCCTTTAGGGGGTTGGATTACAGACATAAGAAAGGGTAAATTATGTCTATTAGAAGTTTTAATAAAACTAGCTCCTGCGAGATAGACTTACGAAAAGAATTTGATGATATTGTCTTTGGTATTGGAGGATGCAAGCCTCATAACCATTTGGTGCTATTGCGTAAAGCAAGAAAATCTGATGATGGTGCTTTGATCAAATGTGCCTGCGTATCAAAATTAAGTGACGAGCCCGACTCAGAAAGTCGATGTAAATATTGTTTAGGTGAAAAGTACATTTGGGATGAAGAGTTTAGTCGATGTTATTCAGCGATGGTTGGGGCTGATGGAGGTAAGGGAAATCGTATCAAAAGGGTGTATCCAGGAGAAATTCGAACTGATTACAAAATCTTTTATTTAAGATATGACGAAAAAATCTCTTATAGAGATAAAATAATTGAGTTGTCTCTTGATATTGAAGGAAACGTGTTAGTACCATACAAAAGAGAAACAATTTACAAACCAGAAACTATTCAAAAATACCGTGCAGATAATGGAAGAGTCGAATACATCGCAGTATACTGCAGAGAAGACAATTCCATAAGAGAGAATATCTAATGGCTCGAAATAATGACCAAATACTCATCAATGTCGTGGATAGTGCTGGCCGCATTTCTACTGAGATGCTTGCGCCTGAAGAGTTTGTCATTACAAATCCCTATAATATAAATTTGGATAGAGTGTTTATGGTGAATACAGCGCCATTAACATTAGATATATTTTTTGATATCGCTCAAAAGCTATTAGCAGACTCTCAAGAAAGAGAAGGTGTTAAAGCTAGCAGGTTGGTAAAACTAGTGGAAGAGTACCCCCCAGAGTCGATGGATAATTACGGTGACGAAGTAATAACTTTCAAGCTAGTTGAAAGGAAGCCTGGGCTGATGAATACCAAAGGCACTGACAGGCCGCACAGAAAAGCAACATACTCTCATCAAGAGGCTCGCCCGAACATGCCAAACAAGATAATTACAGTAGAATCTAGACCTGTAGATCATGTAATTGAATTTAACTGCTGGGCAACATCTAATAAGATAGCAAACAAAAGAGCCATTTGGCTCGAAAAGCTTTTTATAAATTCAGCATTTGTTTTTGAATTAAAAGGTGCAGAACGATTTTTCTGGAAAGAAAGACTATCCGACAACTATATGAGCATTAATGGGCAGAGAGTTTTCTCTAGGCCAATTAGGTTCTTCTTAAGGTTCAGAGAATTTGATGCAAAAGCTTATTCAATCATCAGACAAGTACTTATTGATTTAAAAATCCTACCTAAAAACACACATAACCCATAGGAGTTATTATGTCGTACCAGAATTTAAAGTATACAAACATTGCAGGTGAGATTACAGCCACCTACAATGATAACAACATGAGACGTAACGAAAGTGTTGCTGCTCCTGCTGGTCCTGGGCTGTTAATGACGGCCACTGGCAAACAAGGCCTAGAGAACCAGCCATTTCGAACAAGCGCTAGCCTTGCTTCAGTCCAAAGGTTTGCTCAAGAGTTTGGTTCTGATTCAGACGTAACCAGAATGATCGCAGCAGCGCAACAAGTTGCAAACGAAACAGTCCCTGTAAGTATTATGCGTATTGGTGCAAAGCCTTTTCATTTCGCTATAGAGAAGGCAACCAACGGACTGCATGAAAAGGAGGCTTGGCTCACCATAACTCCTTATGCAACGAGGGAGGAGGACAGTGCCGCTGAGCTTCAGAGTACAGTTAATCAACTTTCAGTTCTGCTTCAACCATTCCGTGAGGGATCTTTGATTCGACAAAGAGTTGTAATTTACAATAACGAAACTGCTCGTCCCGTATATGACAGTGAAGGGATCATTGCTGATCAGATTGCAGAGTCACTTTTTGATGTCGATATTAACATTCCTGCAGGAATGTTCTTGTGGACTCCTAACAGCTTTGATTCGTCAGCTTTGAGCACTGTAACTTTAGAAAACATCTACGATCTTGCAGACATTAGAAGCGCGTATAGAACAGCCACTTCCCTCCGGTTAAGTGGCGACAGTGCAACAGGTGGAGCTATTATTGCTGACGGCTGGAAAACAGAAATCAAAATTGTCGATGAATTTGATTTAACTGATCAAACATTATCAGAATATAATGTGGCAAACGTTGGAAGCGAGATCTCTTTCCATTCTACTACAGGTAGCGCTGGCGATTTCATTTCTAGTTGTGAGAGATATGCAGCCAATGAAGTGGCGTACGAAGAGTTAGAATTTGAAAATATCTCATTCTTGCACTGTGACAGGTGCTATGCGGATGCTCAACCAGTAGAAATCGACGCCGGGATGGATTTTAAAAAGCAGCTATCTTGGCAGAAACATAATCTTGGATATATGTGGAAATACGTCTTTAATGGTCGTCCAAACATCTTCATGTCCGCTCGTAAAAACCCCTTTGATAACAGCAATGTGCGCAACGATTACACCTATGATGGTATTCAATATGAGCTAGACGCAACTCAAGAGCTTCTTGGTGACGCATTAAATTTGGTTGAATTCCATTTACATCCTGGAGCTCCAGGTACCCCTACTGAAGTGGAGTCATTCTTCACTAGCAAAGGCCTGGTCGAGTGTCATGTTGATTTTGATGCTGACATGCCTGCTGAAGTTGATGCAAAAGGCCGCAATGAAGCTGAATTCGAAGCACTAGGCGCTTTTGCAGGAAGTGGCGTAGATGCTATTGGATTTACCCAAGCTCAATACGATACTTTAAAAGCTGACGCTTTTGGCGTATTTAGTGACAATAATGAAAACGCAGGTGCAGGTGACGGTTTTGATGACCGCACTTTTTTAAATGAACAAGACCATATTGCTTATATTGGTGCTGCATGGATTGAAGTAAATGCTGAAGGTCAAAGCTCTGCAGAGTATGATGCTTATAAAGCTGCTAGTCACCAAGCAGTAATTGAAGTACAGACACCATTTGCTAAATTAACATTTGGTACACAAAAGTTTGATTCTGGTGATGATGAGTATGTATTGCGATTGCGTCCATCGTTGACTAATGGAAGTGCCCAACTTAGCACTTTCTTGTTAAATTCAGAACTGAGTAGTTCTAGAGAATTTCCTCTAGACCCCTTCTTTATGAATCATTTTGAGCTTACAGGAAATCTAATTCCTGAAGCAGCGATGAGTAGACTGTTTACTTTTACAGATCCAGTCTATGCTGCTGATGGAACTGTAGAAACGGTTAG